ACCCTTGTCCGGGGCGGCGCTTCAGGGGCCCCCGGTGCTTTTCGAGTAGCACGCCACTGCCCCGATTTTCGTGGCGACCCGCCCGCAACCGGCCACTGCCGGCTCGGGTTGAACTAACCCCGCTCCGCCCGGCCAGGCCATCCACCAACGGTTCAGCGCAACGCTTTCGCCAGGGCCCGCTCGATGTTCGCCTCTAGGCGCGCGTCGTCCTCGGCAACACGCCGAACGACTTCGTGAAACTGGAAGCGCACGCGGTACTGAGGTTGGCGGACGAAGGCGAGGACCATGGTCAACGTCCGTCCACGGCGCTCGGCGATGCCAATCGGCCGGCGGCCACGGCGCATCACGAAGTACGCCAGTTGGTGTCCCTTCGCCAGGGAGCGCGCCGACTGAGTAGCGTTTCCTTTGAACCCCGCTCGGTATTCCAGGGCACCCAGGCCGGAGAGGATCTGGATCATCTGGCCGCGGCTCATGTTGCCGTACTGGTCCAGCCGGGCACCCTCCGCTGGAACGACGAACATGCCCGCCGGCAGGATGCCTCGGGCTCGGAGGTTCCGCTCCGACGCCTTGTCCACCCTCGGCCCCCCGAAGACTTGGGGAGCCACCCAGTCCTCCGGCGCCTGCCCCTTCGAGGCATGGTCCTTTTCGTCCTTCACCCACAAGGCCGCCTCAAGGCGGCGCGAGGTGGCATGCAGGATGCGGATGGCGTTACGGGTGAACGGTGTCGGCCGGTCGAAGACCTGGTCGATCTCCCCGACCAGCGCCTGATTCGCCTGGTTCGCCGTGTGGTTCAAGGCGTCGGCCAACACAGCAGCAGGCAAGTCGCCACCGAGCTGCTGTAAGGACCGAACGGCGTCGTCCAAGTCCCTGGCCGAGATACTGCCGCGCATCGCTACTGAATCCGCCAGACCCGGGCAAGGTTGCCCCGAGTCCGGAACAACGCCCACGCGAACACGCCGAGCAAGACGACCAGGGGCCAGGCATGCGGCGGTACAACCAGCCAGCCTTTCAGGATGTAGAGCGCTGCAGAACCAGCGCTCCCCATAACCAGCCAGGCGAGGCACGAGATACCGAACCGATAGCGTGCTTCCCCCCGCTGGTAGGTGAAGAGCCGGAGGAACATACCGACGCACAGCCAGAACGTCGCTTGCGTCAGCAGCAGTTGCACCAGATGGTTACCCATCTTGGCCTCCTATTGCGCCAGGTCCTGCCTTACCTCGCCGGAGCAACCACAGAGAAATAGTCACCACCAGCAGCGCCGCGACAAAGGCAGCCAGACCCGAATAGTGGAACGGCCGGTATCCGTATACATCAACGTCCTTGATTGCCGGCGCGGTCATATAGCCCATGACGAACGAGATCAGCAGAAACAGCACCCGCTGCCAGGTCGGATACTCCTTGTTCGTCGTCGAATACAGCAGAGCGCCGAACAGCGCGCCCACAGCAGCGGCCCCATCGATGCCGGCCAGATACCCGGCCAGACCGATACCAGCGGCACCGGCCACAACAGCGGAAGCAGTCGTGCTCGCTGGTTCTCCCATCGCTAGAACTCCTCAGCCGGCGGCAGAAAAGAGAAAGCCCCTCGAGCGAGGGGCTTTCAGGGTGACCCGGGCGGGGAAGCTCCGGGGCGGTTTGCACAGCACGTGCATCACTCGATGCCGGCCCGCCTTGGCGGATCTCGAACACCATGGCGGCTTTGTACCCCCCGAACGGAAAAACCGAAAGGGGGGAATTATCGGTTATCCCGACACGGGCTGACGGGGGCTCGCGGGGGCTGACGGGGGAGCAATTGCCGACGAACGGTATTCACCATTTACCCCGCGTACGGCTTTGCCACGCCGTGCAGCAGTGCGCCGCCGCTCGACCTTCCGGAGCGCCTTGATCGCCTCCAGCGTGCCGGCATGCCGGCGGATCAGTTCGCACAACACCAGTTCATGGAGGCGCTGCACCCAGTTGCGATAGGTACGGTCGGTGATTTCCCCGACCTCAAGTGCCGCGATCTGCTGTTTGACGGTGCGCGGAGGACAACTCAGATAGCGCAAGCGCGCCAAGCGTGCGAGACATGCACCTTCCTCCCCTCGCCGTTCGATCGCATCTATGCATGCCTGAACCTCGCGCGCACGATGATCGACGGAGGTTCCACCGAGCAACACACGCGAACCAGGCTCGCCGCGCGGCGGCGCGCCCTGCCACTCAATCAAACCCGCCAGGCTGCTGGATATGGAATTGCATCCCACCCCATTACGGCCGATCTGCGCACTCCAATGCCGCAACAACACTTCGATCTCTTCAATCATCGCCCCTCTCCCCGCCCGAAACCTCAACCCAACACAAAAACGCCATACCCAACACACACCCAACACACTTAAAACTCAATAAAATCAATGAGCTAGATAAACGTGTGTCGGGTGTGTTGGGTGTGCTGGGTTTTTCCAGCCCTCGCGTAGGAAAAAAAGCAGCGCGCAGCACCATGATCTTGGTGCATTTTTTTATTCGCACGCACGCGCCCGCGCGCGTAAACCCAACACACCCAACACACACACCCAGAGGCCCCGAGTTTCGCGGCCTCACGCTGTGTTGGGTTCGCAAAACAACCCAACACATACCCAACACACCCAACACACTTCCGGGCAGATTCATGTCGTGTGCCCCTTCACATGGTCCCAGTTGTCCACGTTCCAGCCCGCGAGCTTGGCCCGCGCCCGCCACTCGACCACGTGCGCGCCCAGCGCGGCCGAGGAAGGGGATGGGGGCAGGAAGGACTCCGGGTCCTCAGGGAAGAAGAACGCCGCGAACCGACGGTTGCTGCCGTCCGTCCAGGGAATTGGCCTGGTCTTCTCGATACTTGCCGTGCTGATGAACAGACTGAACTTCGTGTGGCTTATCGAATGCTCCTTGTTCTGCTGGCACCACTCCAGGAACAGCGCGTAGAGATCCTTGCTCATGCATGCCCCCCACAGCCCGTGTCCGAGTTCACCGCTACGCCAGAGGTGAACGAACGTCTGCCAGGTGGACCTACTCAAGGCCACCAGGCGGTCGCGTGCCGGCGTGCTCGGTGGCTTGGTCTGTGGGTCGAAGTCGCCTAAATCCTGGGCCAGCAGCCAGGCATATAGCGCCTCGACGCCGCCATTGGCCAACTCGTGCTTGATAGCCTTCTGCCTGGCCTCCGGCAGCTTTTCCTCGGGCCACATGACCAAGAACCGCCGATCACCCTCGCTGATTGGCCAGGGCATGATTTCGTTGGAAAGGAACACAGCGTTCATGTGGCTGGCTTCTTCCCAGCCGTTCACGAATTTGCTCTCAATGCGCACGGTCTGACCGGTGATCAACTGCTTGATCTTGCCGACCTGGTTGTAGCGCTGGTCACGACTGACCACTTCCTCGAACACTGCCCACAACTTTCCGCTCTGCCAGGCATTGAAGTTCCCCTCAAGCTGGGTCTGCCCCACCGTGGCGGAATACTGGCCATACAGGCGTCCCATCACGACGGAGAACAAGAGGCTCTTGCCTGACCCCTCCATCGTCGAGTGCATCAGCACCGCCGTGTCCATCTTCGCGCCGGTGTGCTGCAGCGGATACGCAAGCCAGCGCACCAGCCACTGCATGGAGTCCTCAGCGTGGTTGCACAGAAAGGCGATCAGCCAGCGGAGGTTCTCGCACGCCGCATCATCGCGCTTGGGCTCCAGCGGCAGGCCCTCGAACGTGTTGATGCATGTCTTGGTGTCGCACGTCATCGTCGGGTCAAAGACAATGTCGGCAACGTCTACCACCCGGCGCTCCGGGCTGTTGAGCCAGAGCGAGTAGGCATCGCCCAGGGCCATCTTCACTGCTCCCTCGGGCACACGCCGTTTCTTCGCCAGGTCCCACACGTCCTTGGTGCCATCGATGTAGACGTAGCGCACCGCTGGAGGCATGCTCATCGGCCCGACGGCCTTTCCGGCCATGGACCGGGCACGCTCGATCTCCTTGACCTGCTCTTCGCTGATGCGCTTTTTCTTCTTCTCGTCGGTAACCTCCGACCACTCCTTGAAAACCTTCTGGCCCACCAGGGCGACGAAGGCGGTCTTCTTCATCTTCATCGCCTTGTCGATGTCCCACACGTGGGTTGTCCCCTCGACCAGGGCGTAGCGCCGCAGCGCCTTGGCCAGAGTCAGGCCCTCCCCCGCCCCCCTGTCATCTGCGGCGTCGCCGTCGGCATCCACGTCTTCGACCGATGGGGCGCGGGGAAGCTCCTTGGCCGGGCTGGGGGGCGGCTCATCGCCGCTAAGCATCTGGTCGAACTGCTCCAGCGCCTCGCGAACACTGGGTGCCCTGGACTCGCGCTCGATGCCCAGTAGGCGCGCCGCGGCCTTGACCGCCTCGCCCTGGTTGCCGTTGTGGTCGAGGATGCAGAACACGTCGAACGCGTCGTTCTGGTGGCCGTTGGCGAGAGGGTCTGAGCCATGGTGTGAATACACCCGCCCCTCGCTGACCGTGACGCCCGGCAAGCCGGTGCTGCTCTGCGGACACAGCCACTTCTTCCCACGCTTGAGGTAGCCATGCGCCTCGAGCAATGCCTCGACATCGTGTGCCCGGTTGAAGGCATCGATAACCGACCCAGCGCTACCAGCCGGAGCCAGCCGCTTCGGTTTGGTAACCTTCTTCGGTTTCTGCACCGGCGCCCAAGGGCATGCCGCCTCGGCGTCACGCTTGAAGATGTCCCAGTTCTTCCAGATGTTCAGCAGGTTGTCCGGCAATACCGGTAGCCCCTCACCCTTTGGCGGGTTGCGCCAGGTGTACGGTCGCCCGGTGCCAGGATGGATGGAGGGTGGCAGGACGTCCTGCACTAGGCCTGCGCGCAGCTCGAACACGGTGAAGCGCTTCAGGCTGTCGGCCAGCACCTGCATCTTTGTCTGCTGCTCGGCATCCCCCTTCTCTTTCGCTGCGAGGATCGCCGCCTGCGCGAGCTTGAACTTGGAGCCGTCCGGGTCCTTCTCGTTGGGCCAGCTCAGTGAGTGCCGACTCAGCTCAACCCCATCCGGCACCTGGAACAGAATTCGGAAGCGCTCCGGATTCCCTACCACGGTGGGGTAGGCTACCGGCAACGCATCCAGATCCAACCCGAGGCAGTCCCACAACACCTGGCGAGTGGATGGGACGTCGTCGACGTCCAGCGAGCAAACACGACTGGGGCCGAGTACGGCCCCCATGTTGTGCTTCGGATGCTTGGACCAGAAAGCCTCAGCCTGGGCAGCATCGGTGTAGTAACCACCTGGCCTCTGCCAGGCCTTGCCCTTGGGGATCTTGTTCCCCGGTTCGATGACTACCAGCGCGATGCCTTGTTCAACATACCAGCGAGCCCACTCGCTACGCAGACTATCTTCGCCAGGCCTCATACCGCACCCGACTTAGTCTGCAAGCGGTATCCACGACGCACCTCCCTGCGCTGCTGGCACTCAACGCAGCAATCACATCCAGGCACCGCCAGGCGGCGCGCTGGTGGGATCTCGCTGCCGCAGTCATCGCAGATCGTCGCGCTGATACTGTACGCCGGCGCCGGACGGGGTCGAGAAGCGAGCGCCGCCTGCAAATGGAACTCCTCCAGTTCGGAGGCGCGATCGAGGATGTCACCCATTGGTTCTATCCTCCAGATCCTGCACCATTGCCTGGCGGGCGCCGGCCATGATGCCCAGGACAGCCCGAATCACATTCGCACCGTGGTACTCCAGATCGGCGACCTCGACGGGCTCCCAGCGGTTGTCATCCGCACCTTTATGCAGACTGGCAACAAACTCGCCTTCGCGCTGCAGCAAATCCCCGACCGCCTTCAGGGCGGAAGCCGTGGCATTGACCGCCTCAGGCCGATACCAGACAGCACCGGCCGGGCGCATCAGCGCGTCCAGCAGACGTGGATCCTTGGTCAGGCGGATGATGTCTTCGAGTTCGTCGGGGGTGGGCCACCGGCGTTCCTCGTCAAGCTTCAGTTTCTTCTGCAGGTCCTCATAGGGAAGGACCATGTCGTGGGCCAGGGAGGTCAAGCCTCCCTTGTAGTCGCGCCCTGCGCGGTATAGCGCCTGGCGGAGATCGAATACCGGACCGGCGTCCGGCAGCAGGTCTTTCCGGCTCATAACCGTAAATACTCCTTTTACGGTGTAGCCATCGAGCGGGGCTCGCCCTACTCTATGACCACGACCGATGCAATGTGCTGTGTCGTCGTACGCCGGGCCCAGGGTGTAGAGGCCCTGTCCGGCACCCGGCCGGCGCGGGTGTAGAGGCCCGCGCCGGCCAACCTTTTCTCTATTCGCCTCCCTCTTCTTTTCGCAAGGAACTGCGTATGCCCTCCAAGAAGCCTCAGACAATCACCGTCGGAATGCTCCGGGAGCATCTCGCCGTCTACCCCGATCACTACGAAGTCGACTTCAGCGGCCTAGAGTTCTACCGCCTAAAACAGCGCGGCCCCGAACTGGTCCAGGTCGAATTCAGCGAGCAGGTGTACAGGGACAAAACAGGGCGCGTGGTGGTTGAGAGCCTCGAATGAGGTAGCCAGCTACTTCCAAGGCCTTCTCCACCGGGACGGCGCGATAGCTTTCGAAGGCCTCCCCTTTGTGCCGTGCCATGACCATGACCAGGCCGTCATCGAGGTGGCGCATCACCACCTCCAGGCCGGGGGCCACACCGAAGTTATCCGCGAATATGTCCATACGCTCCCCTGCATCCGATGAATATTTCATGCCGCTCGCTGCTTCCCGCGGAGATAGGCCCAGTCGATGTCAGGCCTGGTCTCTTCGCATGCCACAACACCGCCAGTCTCCCTATCGAGATCAATTGCCAGGGCGGCATTCGCCCGACGATGCCCGTAAGCCACCTGGGTCAGTTGCCCCACAGTCGTCCCACAACGGGCCGCAAGCGCTGCCTTTGCGTCTTTACTCAGGGGCTTGAGGTAGTCGAGTAGTTTCATGGTCCCTCCTGCTGCAAAGATTAGCGTCCGCTAACGAATATAGCAACAAGGGATTAGCAGCCATCAATTTACAAAACGCTAACACTTGGCGAACCTTGGCCCATGGACATCAACAAGCTCAGAATCCGCGCCCTTGGCGCCCTCATCGGCGATCAGAAGACCAAGGATTTTGCTGAGAAGCACAACCTTGACGCTTCCTACATCTCGCAACTGCTGAATGGCCATCGCCCGATGGGCGAGAAAGCCGCACGAAACCTAGAGGCAAAGATTGGCCTAGCACCGAACTCTCTTGTGATGCCAACCCAATTCCCGGACGTGCATCGGGCTCAAGGGAAAGACCTACCGGTGAGCAACCTGGAAGAGGAAGCCCTACCGGTGCTGAAAGGAAGCGTCCCAGTAGTAGGGAAAGCTAAGTTGGGTGTAGATGGATACTTCGAGGCCCTAGACTATCCAGTGGGCCATGGCGACGGCAGCGTCTTAATCAGCAGCACCGATCCCAATGCCTATGCGCTGCAGGTTGTCGGGCATAGCATGCACCCGAGAATCAAGCACAAAGAGTATGTGATGATCGAGCCAAACCGCTCCTTTGCGCCAGGCGACGAAGTGCTGGTTAAGACAGTTGATGGCCGCGCAATGATCAAGGAATACAGCTACCGCCGAGAGGGCACTTGGCGCTTCGACAGCGTGAACCCCAACGAATCTCCCGTCTTCCTGGAAGACGACGAGATCGTCTATGTCCATTTCGTTGGAGCGATAGTCAAGTCCTCACGCTTTATTCCCTCCGCCTGACAAAAAATTTAGCATTCTGTATTGCTAATATAATTAGCTGTAGCTAATCTGCGTTTCGTACCCACCCTCTACCTTGGAGTACGAGACATGCAATCGGCACAGCACACGCCCAAAGCCCGCTGCCCGGTGTACCTACACCCGGCAGCGGCCACCAGCCCCGCCACTGTTGAGGCCATCCAGGCCCGCACCGGGCTGCTGGTGATCATCAGCACCTCCCAGCGCGCCTGCCTCTACCAGCCGCGCCCTGTCGCCCCCAGCACGGATGCCGACAGCGGCCCGTGGGGAGGTGCTGCATGAACAAGCCCACCATCGAGGAACTACTGCTGCAGATCCTCTCCACCTGCCTGCTGATCGACAGCCAGGGCAAGTGGAAGGCCACCTTCTATCTGTCCTGCATCGACGCGGACGTCTCCGTTTCAATCCACCGGGCCGACGACACCACGCCGTTAGGAGACCGCGTTGCCCATGCCTACGAGTACGCCTTCATCGGCGCCGACACCCGTGGCCGTCGCAGGAACCTCACGGAGGACGAATCCCGGCAGAACCTGTCGATGCTCCTGACCTTCACCCAGCGCTACCTCAGCATGGAGGCCGCGGCATGAAGCCCTTCCTGATCGGCCTCACTGGCCGCGCTCGCTCCGGCAAAGACACTGCGGCGAACTACCTCGCCGCCCAGTTCGGCCTGCTGGTCTACGCCCTAGCCTCGCCGCTGAAGCTGGCCCTGCTCGACATGCTGAACTTGCCCGGGTCCGCCCTGGAGGGCCCGGCCAAGGAACAGCCGCTGCCGTGGCTGGGCAAGTCGCCTCGCGAACTGATGCAACTGCTGGGCACAGAGTGGGGCCGCAACTTAGTGCATCCGCAGCTCTGGCTGATGCTGGCCGACATGAACCTATCCAACCACCTGGAGGCGATGCCCCAGGCCCAGGGGTTCGTCATCAGCGACGTGCGTTTCGACAACGAGGCGGACTGGATCCGCGCCAAGGGCGGCGTAGTCGTCCACCTGCACCGCCAGGGTGCCGCTGACGTCACCGCGCACAGTAGCGAGTTGGGCATCACACCGGGGGCACGCGACCTGTTCATCACCAATGACGGCAGTCTGAACGACCTCTACCAGACGCTGGACGAAGTGATGGCACTGCTCCAACTCCGAGCAAAGAACGCAGCCTGAGAGGGCCAGCCATGAACCGGGATATCCGCCATGCAGCTGCCGCACTCGGCATCAGCGAACGGGACCTGCGCAACCACCTGCGGCAGCACAAGGATCTGAATCAGGACGGCACCCTGGCGGCCAAGCACATCGGCCAGGGCCACCTGTTCATGGATCCGCGCTCGCGCTGGAACCCGCGACTGGGCCAGTACACCCACTACAGCGTGGTGATGGTCACCGAGGCTGGAATCGCCTACCTGGCCAAGCGCCTCGGCGTGTCCATCACCGTCACCCAGCACAAGGACGACGTGGCATGACTACAACACCGAACCCCATCGCCGACGCCGTCGGCACGCTCAAGCTGATCGGCATGCACTTCGCGGCACCGACCGCCTACCCGGCCGACGCTCTGCAGGCCGCCGCGGCAGATTGCATCAACCGCCTAGCCGGCCAGCCCCAGGAAGTAGCTCAACTGGCACTGCTCTATGCCGCCTTGGTAGCCATCACCCCGCGCGGCTGGCTGCCCCACGTCACGCTCACCAACGACGAGGCGCGTCCCTACGGCGCCATAGTCACCGACGCAGCGGGCAACGTCGCCGCCAGCGGCCTCGGCAAGACAGTCAACGGCCTCGTGGCCTTGGTGTCGGCCCGCCTACCGGCGGGGTGCGAGGAGGCTCTATGACGACACTCGAGCAGCTCTACCAGCAGTGGGGTACAGCGACGCTCACCCTCGCCCAGGTCCGGGCAGCGTACTTCCCGCACCTGAAGACCGATAAGCGCCTGCGGGCTCTGATCAAGAGCGGAGAGGTGGCACTGGTCACCCGCAAGCTCACGACGTCCCGGCTGGAGGAGCCGCTGGTGTACCTGACGGACCTGGCCGAGTTCCTCGACGCTAAGGGCGTCAAGGCAGCCTGATCGACGCGCCCCGGCGCAACCGGGTGAAACGACAGGGAGGAGTGGCAGCCATGTAGACATCCCAACCGGGGCAGGTCAGCCCAACTGGCCGAGCTCGACCAGCAGTCACATATGGCGGCGTATGTGAAACCGGAAGGCCTGGAGACGGGCCTTCCCCAGGGCGCTTTCGACGAGAGCGTCCTGGGGAATACCAACCACCACCAACGAGGCACAGCACATGAAAAAGACCGACGTGAACGACTTCTTCAGCTCGCTGAATGCGGGCGTCTTCGCCAACCAGATCGGCACGACCCTCTCCGACGTCGGCTCCGGCGTGGTCGAGTTCGGCAAGAAAGGCAAAGTCGTCATCACCTTGGAGCTCAGTCAGATCGGCGAATCCAACCAGGTAAAGATCAACCACAAACTCGACTACAAGGTGCCCACCAAGCGCGGCAGTCGCAGCGAAGACACCGCGCTGGACACCCCGATGTACGTCACCCCTAACGGCCTGGAGCTATTCCAGACCAACCCGACCGACCAGTTGTTCAACCGCCAGCAGGCACCGGTCGTCCCCCAGGACGCTTAACCCGTCCACACCCCACAACCTCTACTACATCAAGGAACACAGCACATGAAAGAAGCACTGCAACTGGTCCTCGCCAACGCCATCGCTGCCGCAGGCACCCGTATCACCGGCTCGGCCGGCGCCATGGCGGTTGTCCCGGAGGGCTTCAAGCTCCAAAGCCTGGAACGGCTGGAAGCGCACCGCAACCGTTTCCGTGGTGCCCTGACCACCTCCTCGCTCGCAGATTTCGTAACCTACGTGAACGAGCGCGCCGGAGAAGAGGCTCGCGGCTTCGTCGACAAGGACAGCATGTCCTGCCGGGTGATCTTCAACCTGGGTGATACCGAACTGGCCGGGCACGCCGACGATATCGCCACCTTGGCGCTGCAGCCCACGGCCGCTTATGCCGCTCTGCAAGACATCGCTGGCCAGCGTCTGTCGCAGAAGGACCTGGCTGAGTGGATGGAAGACTGGCGCGACTTCCTGAAGGCGATCTCCCCGGATGATCAGGAAATGCCCCTGGTCCAGGCCATCGCGGCAGTACGCAACATCACCATCAAGGCTTCCAGCGAGCGCACCAGCGTTGAGGGCAACTTCAATGCGTCGCGCAGCGCCATGGACCAGATCGAGGCTGCCAGCCAGGACACGCTGCCGGCCTCGCTGATCTTCACCTGCCTGCCCTACGACGGCCTGCCGCTGCGCAGTTTCGTCCTGCGCCTGTCAGTGCTGACTGGCGAAGCCAAACCGGTAATCAAGCCTCGCTGGGTAGCTGAACAGCAGGTGCGAGAGGAAATCGCGCAAGAGTTCAAGGACATGCTCGCTACCGACATCACCTCCACCGATCTGACCATCGGCACCTTCAAGGTCGGCGAATAACTCCTACCACGCAGCACCCCGTCGCCGGCCTCTACACCGGCGGCGGGCTATACGAGGACACAGCACATGCCTATCACCTATCAGTTCATCATCGGCGGACTGGCTCTCGCCTGCGCCGCGGTTCTGTTCTTCGCACTCCGCGCCTCTCGCGCCGCCTATGCCAATGGCTACAACTCCGGCCACGACGATGCATCCAGAGCCTGCGAACTCCGCATCGAAGACCAGCAGGTCCACATTCGAGCGCTCCAGGCCGACGTGGGCGCGATGCAGGCGAAACACATCAACGATCGTGCAGCACTGCTTCTGCAGGCCGACCAGGTCCTGGACAGGAACAACGCCCGTAACCAGTACGCTCAGTTTCAGCCAGGCGACGTAGACACCCTCACCAGCTCCGCGAAGCTGCTCCGCCTCGCCGGAGACGTGTTCGCCCGCCTGCACGCTAACGACAAGGCTGAAGAGGCCCACGCCGCGCAGGACGCAATCCGCGCGTTGCTCCAGCGCATCCCGGCCGCACTCGCCGCTGAAGTTCCCCCGCCGCTTGATACGAAGCTGTTTGACTTCCTCGAGCAGCATGCAACCGGCTCCGCAGACTTCGGCACCTTCACCTTGAGCTTCGAGGTCGGCGATACCTTCCGGGGCACCAGGACGATCCGCGAGGCCGTCACCTACGCCTTGGTCAAGGCCGAGGAGTCCGAGGCACCTGCGGCCAACCTGCCGCACGCCAAGTCGACAGACGGACTCTCCGCCTGGGAGGCGGTGGACCTCGACTACACCGGCGACACCGCGCCGATGTGCATGTGAGGTGACCCATGACATGGATAATCACCTACACCGGCAGCCGCTTCGACCTGATCCAGCCTGACCCGGCAAGCATTCACCCGACCGACATTGCCCACGCTCTCGCCCAGCAATGCCGCTTTAACGGGCACTGCGTGTCGCACTACAGCGTGGCACAACACAGCTACTTCGTTGCCGACTTGGTTCCGGAAGAACACCAGTTGGCTGCGCTTCTACACGACGCCACGGAGGCCTACATCGGCGACATGGTTCGACCGCTCAAGGAACTGCTACCCGAGTTCCGGCAGATCGAGGCCGTCATCTGGTCAGCCATCTGTGAGCGCTTCGACCTCGACGAGCAACTGCCAGCAGAGGTGAAGCGCGCGGACCTGATTGCGCTCGCCACTGAACGGCGCGATCTGATGCACTTCCATCAGGTTGAATGGGGTTGCCTCGAAGGCATTGCGCCCCATCGAGCACGCATCAGTCCCTGGTCGGCAGCCGACGCCCGATACCACTTCCATCGGCGCCTGCTTGAACTTCTCGCGGTTACCCATCGCAAGGGGGTGACGGCATGAGCGCAGCTCTGAAAAAGCAAGTTTTTGAATTCAAGACGCAGTACGGCCTGGCCCTGGACGATACCGACGACGCGATCATCGTCGACCTGTTCGCCGGCGGCGGCGGTGCCAGCACTGGCCTGGAAATGGGCCTGGGCCGCAAGGTCGACCTGGCCATCAACCACAACCCGGCCGCAATCAGCATGCACGAGGCCAACCACCCGCACGCCGAGCATCTGCCGACCGATGTCTGGGGCATCGACCCCATCGAGGCCACCAAGGGCGCCACCGTGGGCTGGCTGCACGCCTCCCCGGACTGCCGGCATCACAGCCAAGCCGCAGGCGGCCAGCCGCGGAAGAAGGAGATCCGCGACCTAAGCTGGGTGGTGATCAAGTGGGCCGGCAAGCTCCACAAGCTCGGCCGCGGGCCGTGGGTCATCAGCCTGGAGAACGTGAAGCAAATCCTTCAATGGGGCCCGCTGATCGCCAAACGCGACAAGTCGACCGGCCGCGTCGTGCGCCTCGACGGCACTGTAGCCGGTCCCGGCGAACGGGTGCCGCGGCACGAACAGTTCCTGGTGCCCGATCCGAAACGCAAGGGCCGCACCTGGCGTCAGTTCCTGCGCGCCCTGGAAGGATTCGGCTACCACGTCGACTATTGGGTCGAGCGCAACTGCGACTACGGCGACCCGACCACTCGCCAGCGCCTGTACCTGGTGGCCACCGACGGCGGTTTCGAGCCTGTGGCGGCGGAGAAGACCCATGCCGCGAAGCCCGGCAAGGGGCTGAAGCCGTACCGCACGGCAGCAGAGTGCATCGATTGGAGCGACCTCGGCCAGTCGATCCGCAACCGGAAGAAGCCGCTGGCCGAAGCAACCATGCGCCGCATCGCGAAGGGCATCGAGAAAGAGGTGCTCCAGCGCGCCAAGCCCTTCATCGTGCCGATCGCGAATTGGTCGCGCGAAGCCGTGCATCCGGTGGACCAGCCGCTGAACACCATCACTGCCTGGCCGAAGGGCGGCGCGTTCTCCGTTGCCACCCCAACGCTGATCCAAGTTGGCTACGGCGAGCGCGACGGACAGGCACCGCGCGTCCTTGAACTGGACGAACCGCTCGGCACCGTGGTCGCCGGCGGCATCAAGCACGCCGTAGCAGCCGCCCACCTGGTCAAGTTCCGCTTCGACGCCACCGGCGCACCGGTTGACCAGCCGATGCCGACGATCACGAGCGGCGGCGAGTGCAAGCGCCCGGCCGGCGCGGCGCACGCCCTCGGCATGGCCAGCGCGGTTCTGGTCGGCGTAGGCGGCCGCGCCGGCCAAACCGAGCCGCGCTCGGTCGCCGAGCCGATGTACACCATCACAGCGAAAGCTGACTGCGGAGTGGCCACCGCCTTCATGGTCCAGGCCAACGGGGGCTACAACACCACCCACAGTCGCCCGGCCGACGCCCCGATCAGCACTATCACCAACAAGGGCAGCCAGCAGCAGCTCGCCACGGCCCACCTGGTAACGCTGCGGAAGGGATCGCATGGCGCACCGGTGGACGGGCCGCTGGGCACGCAAACCGGCACGGACCACCACGGCCTGGTCGCCGCCCACCTGCTGCATCTGCGCGGCAACTGCGACGCACGCGCCGCCGACGAGCCGCTGCACACGGTCAGCGCCGGCGGCACGCACCACGGCCTGGTCAGCGCGGAAATGGTCGCCAGCAGCCTGACCCCGGAGCAATTGGACGGCGCGCTGTGGGTTTCGGCGTTCCTGATGCGCTACCACTCAACTGGTGGGCAATGGGCGAAGTTGGACGATCCGCTGACCACGATCACCACCAAAGACCGGCTGGCCCTGGTCACCGTGTGGATCAGCGGTAGCCCCTACGTGATCGTCGACATCCGGCTGCGGATGCTCAAACCGCGTGAGTTGTACCGCGCCCAGGGCTTCCCCGACAGCTACATCATCGAGCGGGGCCACAACGGGCAACGGTTCACTCTGTCCCAGCAGGTCCACATGTGCGGCAACAGCGTGAGCCCGAACACGATGGCCGCATACGCCCGGGCGAACGACCCATGGAAGCGGCGGCTACGCCCGAGTCCGCAGCAGGTGGCGGCATGAACACTGAGCAGTTCATTCGGGAGTCCGCCGCGCGCGGGCTTTCCCGGCGCGCCACCCGGCTGGCCCTGGGCATCGGCCCCTGGGTGTTCCGCGAAATGCTGACCCTGATGCCGGACATCGAGTGGCCGGCGAAGGGCCAGTCGCTGGACCACAAACGGGCCAACTCGCAGAAACGGGGCTACTGCACGCCGGCACTCGCCCGCGCACTGGACCAGGCCCGCCAGGCACGCAAGGACAAACACACCCACACCGTGCGCGGTAGGACCGGAACCATAGAGGAACTGGTGGAGACGCTGCCGAGCCCTGTCTCGGCTAGCACCGTCCGCAGGCGGCTCGCCGGAGGCATGCCGCTCGAGGAAGCCCTCCTCACCCCAGCGACTCCGCCGTTCAGCAACTACAAACGGGAGAATCCCGATGATCACGAATAATTCAAAGGCTCCTTCATGCACTTGCCCGAGTGGCGACGGCTCCCTCGTCCATCCCTGCCCGGCACATCCGGCATCGGTAAAGCAGGCAGGCGGAGATGAGCGCGCGGCGTTCGAGGCGTGGGCTACGCATTTACCGATGGATCGGCAGTACCTGCGACCAGACCTCTACATGCCGCCGACTCAATGGGCGTGGGACGCGTGGCAAGCCCGCGCCGCCCTGGCGCAACCCTCTCCGGCCCCAACCCTGCGTGCCGCCATTGATGTTGCCAACGACCGGTTCGAAGTGCCTGTAGCGAAGTGGGGGACCGACCTGGCAGGGGAAAAGGAGCGGCCGGAAGTGGTGGCCTTCATCCACGAGAGGACCGGCACCATAGCTAACGCCGATATGGTGCGAGCGATGGAGGAAGGCTCAGTACCTTCCGGCTACACCGGCGGCCTGATGACCGTTACCCAGCACGACCGCATGGCCCTGGAGCGCTGGCAATACTTCCGCCGGAAGATGCGCCAGATGCGTGACCTGATGCGCGGAATGCGTGATCGGCTCAACGCCGCCCAGGCCAGGGTCGCGGAGCTGGAGATGATTCTGCGCGAACTGAACACCAGTGGCCTGATGCAATTCAGCACCGCAGATGAGGAAAAGGCCGTCCGGGCAGCGCTGAGTGGCGCCCAGGCTCAGCACAGCGCGGGCTATGCCGAGGCTCGCCAGTGCGTGAACTGCCGGCACATCGGCATCAACGATTCCGCCGACTACGCCGCTTGCCATGACTGCAATTGGACTGGACCAGAACCGGATGAGGACAAGTGCCCAGGGTGCGCGGGTGAGAACTGCATGGCGGCAGCTTGCCCGGAGTGTGGTGGTCGTTACGACCTGGTCGCGGAGGCGAACATCACTGCCCCGGCTGGGCAAGTGCCGCAGGCATGGCTCGACGTCCAGGCCGAGCGCCGCCGGCAGATCGAGGCTGAGGGCTGGACGCCGGAGCACGACGACGAGCACAGCCACGGCCAGATGGCCCGCGCCGCCGCCTGCTACGCCCTGGCCGGCTCCAGCGCTCCGAACGATGGAACCGCCGCCCTGCTGGTGTCGCTCGCATGGCCCTGGGATGAACAGTGGTGGAAGCCGAGCACTGCTCGACGCGATATGGTCAAGGCCTGCGCCCTCGGGCTGGCCGAGATCGAGCGCCTTGACCGGGTAGCGGCGAGTCAGGGAGGGCCAAGTGATGCGTAGAGCACTGACTGCCCTCGGTATCATCGCCGCCATCACCTTATTGGTCGTGGTCGCAGGGAAGGCACTCCCTCTGGCAGCCGTTTTACTCTCCTGGGAAGTGGGGTGCATGTGATGGCTGTCGAGATCGAGCGGTACCTTCGCGAAGCCCAGGTACTGGAGTTCACCACACTTTCGCATGCCACGCTGTGGAGAGAAGTTAAAGCAGGTCGCTTCCCGAAGCCGGTTCGACTCTCTCCCGGCCGCGTGGGATGGAAGGCATCTGAAATTGCACGCTGGATGAGCGACCCGGAAGGGTACAAGCAACTTGAGGCGGCTTAGCCGCCTCAAGGCTTTACCTTGGCGACCTTCATCAGCCAGGTCGCCCACACTCTTAACCCCTCACGCTTTTCCTTGAAGTAGTCATAACGGTCATAGTGCTTAGACGACACATCGTTGAAGGCATGCCCCTGTATACGATCGCGCGTTTCCTTACTGATCCCAGCGACACCCATTAAAGTCTTGCACGTCCTACGTATATCTCTCAGCGTAAACGGCCCGTCGAACTTATCAGGATGGCGTCGGTAGAGCTTTGTGACTGCCCGAGAGAGTGATTGCACGTTGATCGACTCGTTTTCATAACGCCCCATGAACGGATATGCCGCCTCACCACTGATCGGCTCCAGCCGAGCGAGACAGGCTTTGCTCAGTACATTGAAAGGCACCAGGTGAATCTGCCGCTCCCCTTCGACTCCTTTCAAGCTCCGGATGGCAAAGTGATCCTTCTGAAACATTCGACGATCCGACCCCAGCAACTGCTCAGGTCGCTGCCCTCCGGACGCAATCAGGAACTTGATCAACTCAGCCGTGACTAGGCTGAGCTGCTCCGGAAGCAGGTTCCAGAGTGTCGCAAGTTCCTTGGCGGAGAGGGCACGCTGCCCTGCGCGCTCCCAGTCCTCCTGCACAGGAATGCTTGCTACAGGGTTGTATTTGAGTCCGAACTTAACCGAGGTGCTGCCGTAGCTGCGCGGATTGAATTCCTGGCCCAGCCCATGCTGATAGGCCGCGTGCAGACTGGAGCGGACCCGGTTGCAGTAGGTCGTCACTCCATCGCCGATCATCTTGGCCAGGATATCGCGTATGTCCCCTGGCTCTATCTCACTGGCCGCCCGCTTCGCCAGATGCGGCCATGGCCCGGTGACATACTTCTTCATCGCCCACCGAACATTGCCGGCTGACGCTGCGCCCTCGGCGTCCAGCTTACCCAAGTAGGACTCGATCAGCTCGGCCAACGATCCATCACCCTCAGAACTCGGGGTCTGCTGCCGGACCTTCTCGCGCGCCTCAGCCAAGCCGAGTGCGGGCCATGTCCCGAGCTTCCGCTGTCTCTTTTTTCCCTGAACGTGCCACTGGTAGTAAAACTCCTTCGTGCCGTTTTCCCGCACCTTGAGGAGCAGTACGCCTTCCCCGCGAGCACCGCGGCCATCCGATTTGACGTAGTCGCGCCCTGGTTCTGGCTTGAGCGAGCGGACTTGTTTGTCTGTAAGCATTGGTGACAGTATCCAGTGACAGTTAGCTCGAACTAAGACGCCTCAAAGTGATATGAGGCGATACACTCGAACGAGCCGAAACCCTTGTACTCCGGGCATTGTAGCCCTATCGGATACCGCCAGGTAAATACTGATATTTCAGCCGATACAGATTCCCAAGCTCATGACGAGGGTTCGATTCCCTTCGCCCGCTCCAAATCACCCTGCCAAGCCCCTGAAATGCCTAGCGTTTCGGGGGCTTTGCTTTTTGGGGGAAGGAAAGGTGTCGAAGAAGTGTCGAAGCGCATTCAGCGCTACATGCTCAGGAGTAGAAAGCCATCACTCGATTGGCCCCACCAAGCAGTAGCGGATCAATTGCTGCTCAACGCTCTGCTTCTGTCGCAGAACCAAGATCACTGCCGCCTCGCCTTGCTCTTCGTGGAATTCGTAAAAAACACGATAGGGGCCGGTATTAAGCTCGCGATAGCTCAGCACCCCCAGAAGACTCGCCTGCTGGCTGACTGGGTAACCTTTAGGTGCAAGTGAAATCTTCTCTTCAATCTCATCCAAAAGGCTCAGTACTGACTGGAATGCAGCCTGTTCACCTTGGAATGGAGCCAAGTGGTGGACTTGGTCTTCGATGCTTTGCTCTGCGGTATCAGTAAAACGAATGACGACCGGGGACATTAAACCTCCTTATTCTGGCTGAGCGAACCTCCTGGAAAGGCGAGCTTTCAAATCATCAACAGAGCGATGCTTGCCTTCTGCGTACTGACGGGAGCCAATCGCAAGCAACTTCACCAGCGCAATTGCTTCATCGCGCTGCTTCCGCTCAGCATATGACTCAACCACATAGGCAGGAACACCGTTCTGCGTGACGACCATTGGCTCGGATAAATCCAGGTCAGCCGCATGACGTTTCAAATAACTAATTGTCTCGACTCGCATGAGCCGGTACCTCCATTGCTGTGGGAACACTTAAGGCCTGGAACTCAGGTTCTACGGTGTTCGAACTCCACCACGCTCCATATCCAGGCGACGAGTGGGATTCGCGCGTCGGCAGTCTGTCTACCGTCGGCTCCAACATCATAATCCGAATTCAGACCGAATTTGAACCACCTCAAGTCTATTTTTCTTTCCCTCTGTCGACCCCCGCAGCCTTCAACCTATGAGCGGGTTGAATCGAACAGCCTCAGATAGGTGGTCTTGGGAGAGGTGCGCATATCGCATCGTCATCGACAACGAGGCGTGCCCCAGGATGTGCTGCAACGTCACGATGTGCCCACCGTTCATGATGAAGTGACTGGCGAACGTGTGGCGCAGTACGTGGCTGGCCTGCCCCTTCGGCAGCTTGATCGAGGTCGACAGTAGCACTAGGCGGAACACGCCAAGGCAGTTCGTGAAGGGCCCGTGGGTCTGCCAATGCCGGCGAATGTCGGCGGCCAATTCTTCCGAGATCGGCACCGAGCGCACACGCTTGGACTTGGTGTTGGCGAAGATCACCGCATTACCTTTCAGACGTTCCGGCGTCAGCGCCTGAGCCTCACCCCATCGGGCCCCTGTCGCGAGGCAGATACGAGCGACCATCTTCGGATGTGGCGACGTGGTGCGCGCATCCAGGGCCGTAAGCAGTTCGGACACCTGATGCTTGGTCAGGTACGACAGCGGTCTTTCCTGAAGCTTGAGCGGCCGCATGCGCCCTACCGGATTCTCATAGTCAATGACGCCGAGTTGGCGCAATTCGTTGTACATGGACTTGAGGTAGCCAAGACGGTTGTTCGCGGTCTTGCCCGACATGCCATTGGCTACCTGTCGGCTACGCAACCGAGCCACTTTCGCAGGCTCCAGGGAGACAGCGACCGGGTCGCCCAGGTCCTTTGCCACCAGCCGCAGAATCGCCACGCAACGATGCCCGTTGCTCAGGGTCTGGCCGTGCAGTTCATACCAGAGTTCGACCAACTCCGAGAGACGCCGACGGTCCTTCGGCCTGAGCGTCCAGCAGGGGTTTTCCGCACACTTCTGACGCGCGGTGGCCTCGAATTGCTGCGCCTCCATCTTGGTCTTGAACCGCTTGCGAAAGCGCTTGCCCTTGATCGGTTCTACATCGACGAACCAACGGCCATCGGGGAGCTTGGTAATCGACATTAGACGGCATACCCCCGCCGCAGATACCGATCACACATCAGCTTGTGTATGTGCCTTTCCAGATCGCGACGAGTCCAACCCTTGGCCAGGTAGTGGTCTTCGATAACGTGCCAGAACTCCAATTTGCGGGCGGACTCAATAGCCTTTTTTGCCGGGACACGCTCCCGCGCGATCAGGCTCACGAACTGGCCGAGGAACATCTCGCAGTTACGTCCACTGAAGCCCTTGGCGGTCTTGTAGTAGCGCCGATACTCGGTGCGCTCGATCAGCGGATCGCACTCGACCTGTACGCGGGCGTCCTGGCTGATCAGGCTCCAGAACGGATCGTAGACCGCCGTCCGGCTCAGCAGCTTGAAGCTTTCGCAGGCGTAGTTCCACAGTCCTTGCAGATGCGGGCAGAGGCCCTCATAGGTGCGGCAGCCAATGACCTCCCCCGAGGCCATACGCGAGCCTTCGGAGAATTGCTGGACGATGGAGTGATGGAAACGGAATTCGAGCCGCCACACCGTTTCCAGGGGGTTATAGGCCGGGTCGCCATCGCCGAACGGATCCCCGTTCAGGGTGGCCCACACGCTTTCCCAATAGTCGAGCTTGTCGGTGGCCCGAGCCTGGAGGGT